GGGTGGTCTGTTTTACAGGGTAGCGGTACTAATATGTGATACATATGTCACACTATATAATAAAACGTATATTGTGACGTAACGTAACTTTGCTAATAGTACAGAATATGTGTTGACAGCCTATTGCTTTTTACTATAACTATGGGGGTAAGGGGGCTTAGTTAAACATTATGTTAAAACTCTCTAGAGTAAGAGCGTCCTTAAGACGCTCCTTAGCACTAAAGTTTAACTATACAGTAAGTAAAGACTTAAGAGTTTAAACATTAGAGTTTAACATAGCATAGTGTTAATAATGATACTGGACATAGGTCATTTAACTTACAGTGTTTGTACTTGACATAGTTTAAACTCTGATGTTAAACTACACATAGTTACAATACATAAAAGCAATAAGACTATATTGTAACTGTGCTAGATTGCTAGCAACGTGTCGTGAGCTACTACAGGGTTATGTAATAACATCTGTGTCTCCTCTCCCAACTCCCTCTATGTATGTTGTAACATACCCTGTACGTAGTTTGCGACACGTGCCTATTTCTCCTATGTAAGAATATACTTGACAATGGCTAAGAAACCCGTACAACTATATGCATCAGAAGATGTCTTAACTGACTTCTATAACGCATTAGCTAACAATGACCCTCGTGCTATGCGTAAGGTACATATACCTAAGTCTGATGTATTCTATGTACGTGAAGCCATCTATAACCGTACTGGTGAGTGGTACACCCTGGATCACGTAGAGAGAGCCATGTACTTAGAGGGACACCTGACTAGGCGTGAAGTGTTAGACCCAGATCGTGAGCGAGAGTATGGCTAGGGACTACAAGAAAGAATATAAGAATTACCAGGGTAAGCCTGAGCAAGTGAAGAAGCGTGCTTCTCGTAATACTGCTCGTTCAGCTATGGTTAAGGGTGGTGTAGCCAAGAAGGGTGATGGCAAGGATGTTGATCACAAGAACGGTAACCCGCTAGACAACAGGAAGTCAAACCTCCGAGTTAAGTCTAAGAGTGCTAACCGTAGCTTCCCTCGTAACAGCAAGGCAGGAAAGAAGTAGATGGCTGTTAAGAATAGCAAGAAAGACTCACGCCTTGCTCGTGCTGGTGTCAGTGGCTACAATAAGCCTAAACGTACACCTAACCACCCAAAGAAGTCACATGTTGTAGTCGCTAAAGAGAATGGCAAGGTTAAGACTATCCGCTTTGGTGAGCAGGGTGCTAAGACAGCTGGTAAGCCTAAAGCAGGTGAGTCTGATGCTATGAAGAAGAAACGTGCTAGCTTTAAGGCTCGGCATGGCAAGAACATCAGCAAGGGTAAGATGAGTGCGGCTTACTGGGCTGACAAAGAAAAGTGGTGACTAACTATGTGGATGGCAATACTTCTTATCTGTGGTTCGCCTGACTCAATCAGCTGTAACATGGTAGCTAAATCTGATGAACTGTTCATGAATCAGTCTGTATGTGAAGCTGCTGTAAATGATGCAGTAGATTCCGTATCTGACAGTGTGTACCTAACATGGGGCGGTTGTGTCGTAGTAGGTAACTCTGCGTAAGAAGTACCTGCAGGGGAGGGCAGTTACTAATGGACAACAAAGCAGTAGTGTCTATCATGTCTGCCGCCTTAATAGGCTTGCTAGGCTGGAACATAAAGACTACCAATGAATTGCAGCTATCAGTACAGCGCTTAGAGATAGTGCTGCTACATGATGCCTTCACTAAGTAAAACATTAAGAAGACAGCTAAGTATAGGAAGTAAGAACACATGATGCTAGGTATGAGCCTAATGCTGGGTGAAGCCCCAGAGGTAGACCCAAAGAACCGTGACCGTGCTGAGAAGTACTGGATGTATGGTGCATCTGCTGCAGAGCTAGGTGAAGCTTGGGGTAAGTCTGCTGACATGGCTGCACTTAAGACTTGTGCTAACTGTGAATACTTTGACAACCGTATGCAAACCCTTAAGGCTCTGAACATTGAGTCAGGCACAGGTGCTTGTACTAAGTTCAAGTTTGTATGTAGCCAAGAGAAAGCCTGCCAAGGTTGGGATTGCAAAGAGATGGAAATGGAAGAGGATTAAGACTATGATGAAGAAAGATAAGAATACGTCAATGGGTATGTCTAAAGGTGGCATGTCTAAGAAGTCAGGCTACATGAGTGGCGGTATGACCAAGAAGATGGGTTACGCCAAAGGTGGTATGACTAGCTGCGGTGCATCTAACCCAGCAGCACGTCCTGTTAAGAAAGCTAAATAACAATGAAGTTTTATCATAAGTATAAGACAGCGCTTGAAGCTGCAGGCTATCGTGTAGATGAGCATGGCTACGTCTGGGATGCTATGGGTAACCAAGCTGCAGGTGAAGACAACTACGGTAACGTACAGAGTAAAGACCCTAACGTAACAGAGATTTGTCGTATTGCTGAGGCTACTCCAGCACCTAAGCCAAAGCCTAAGAAGGTTAAGGCTGTAGTAGTTGAACCAGAAGAGAAAGCTGAAGAAGAGTAATGACACTTTCATCGCCAGGCAAACCAGCACGTATAGTAAGTAGGGGTGTCATATGTGACACAGAGGATCAAGTAGAGACCCTGTACGTATGCCCAGCTAACTGTCGGGCTGAGGTGTCTATGTTGTTTTGTGTTAATGCTAATGGTAATACTTCTGCTCTAGCTAAGTGGTACAAGGCTGACACAGCAGAACAGTTTAATCTTATCGGTGGTAAGAACTTGGGTACAGGTGAGAGCATTCTTCTTACTGGGGCTACTCTAGTTCTTGAGCCAAGTGATGAGATACGCTGTATTGCCTCAGGTAACGTAGCACCTGAGCTAGACTTTATGTGTACTGTAACTGAGACATTTAAGCCTGTAGGCTAGTGTAGTCTAGCATAACGGGTATTCCATCTTAGCAGTTCTACTACTGCACACCACGAGTATAACTATGTCCATAGCTAGCAATAGAGCTAGCGTCCTAACACATATAAGGATTTATGGACATGCCTACTAAACTTAAAGACTATCTCATTCGTTTGTTTAACGCTTTCATTAAAAACAGACAAGCTTCTGCTGATCGTAAGATTGCTATGATGCACTTGAGTCACATGTCTAACAGAGAACTACGAGACATCGGGATTGGTCGTTGTGATATACGCAACGTAGTAGATGGACACTTAAAGCAAAGCTAATGTTATGCACTCTGATCTTCTTAGGTTTTAGCCACGCATGGGTTGTAGAAGAAGGTAATGTTTTATTTCAGTACTGTTACTACGACTGTGGCTTACCTAAGAACGGTACATGGTATGACAGAGTATACAGAGTAAACTATAACTACGTATGCCCTATAGAGGTTAAGTTCAAATGATTGATCCGTTCACCGCCTTTGCCGCTGCGCAGACTGCTGTAGCCGCAATTAAAAGTGGTATCCAGCTTGGCAAGGATATTGGTGGTATTTCTAACGATCTAGCAAAGTTTGCAGGGGCTGTGTCTGATTTAGATTGGGCGCACAAGTCGTCGGAAAACCCTCCCTGGTATTCTGTTTTGTTTGGTGGTAATGGGCCAAGTGCAATGGACATCTTTGCCAAGAAGAAGCAAGCAGAGGTGTTACGTGCAGAGATCAAGCAGTACATCCAGTTCGGATACGGGCAATCAGCGTGGGAAGAGCTTCTTCGCATCGAAGCACAAGTGCGTAAGGATCGTCAGAAAACTATGTATCGCAAAGCGGAGATTAAGCAGAAAATTATCGAATGGACTGTGGGTATCTTGGTTCTGGTATCAGGAGTTGGTCTACTTGGCGTGGCGTTTTATTTCCTTGGAAAGAAACAAAACAAATGGTAAGCTTAAGAAGTAGCAGTAGCTAAGGGAAACAACATGGCACGACAACTAACAGAAAACCAACAGAAGTTCCTTGAAGTCTTGTTTGACGAGGCTGGGGGTGATGTTGTGCTAGCTAAGAAGTTGGCTGGCTACAGTGATAACACACCTACACGTCTGGTAGTAGAAGCCCTCAAAGACGAGATAGGAGAGGCCACACGTAGCCACTTCGCACGTTCTGCACCCAAGGCAGTCATGGCTCTAGTTGGCGCTCTGAGCGACCCTACAGAGCTTGGCATCCGTGACAAGATGGCTGCAGCAAAAGACTTGCTTGATCGTGCAGGACTTGGTAAAGTAGACAAGGTAGACGTTTCATCTTCTAGTGGTGGGGTGTTTATCCTCCCATCCAAAGAAGGTAAGAACGAGTAACAATGAATCGAGAATCTTTAGGGTACTGGCAACTGCCAAAACCACATAAAGGTGAAGAGAAGCAATGGCACGTCATAGCTCGCACAACTAGACAAGTACCTTTTGGTTACAGAATACACCCTGACAATGATAAACTACTAGAACCCATAACAGTTGAGCTTGAGGCATTAGAGCTTGCAAAGCGGCATCTAAAGCAGTACGGTTACAGAGAAGTTGCTATCTGGCTAACAAAGCAGACTGGGCGCTACATCTCACATATGGGTTTGAAGAAGAGGGTAGACATTGAGCGAAGACGTAAGAAAACAGCTAGAATTAAACGCAAGCTTGCCCAGCGGCTCGAAGAAACGCTACAAGAAATCAAGAAGCTCGAAGAAGAAAGTATCGGAGCCTACAGAATCATCACCCCCACATAGATCGTGACTGGGAAAC